AGTCAATAGTTGCTCTTGCTCATCCCTAAACTCTTCAATTTGTTCAGTAATTTGCCAGTTTAGGAAGTCAACCTTACGCTCTGCAATAGCTTCTTTAAGATCATCTACCTTACCAATAATCTTGGATTTGACAGGACCATCTGGTGGATACATCTCTTTAATGGCACGAGAAGCAAAGTCTACGCATCCTTCTGCCATAGCAGGGTGAACCACCTTAGAAGCGCCCATAAAGGTTGCGCCACCGGGTGCGTCATTACCCATGCCAGTACGCTTAATGCCTTCTTCGTACTGCTTGTCTCGTAATTCACGAGCTTGCTTATCGCTCTCTAGTAAGTCTGTATATTCAAATGCTAAATCAGACAATATGCCAGAATCAATAGAATCAGCTAGGTTGTCGTAGAAATCAGGATTAAATTCAGGACCATCGTCTATTTCGACAATAGCAGAACCATCAGGCAATTCATCCACGCCCATTTCAGGCATGTCAACGACAGCAGAGCCGTCTTCTTGTTCGTCAATATTGATGTCATCAACCATTTGTTAACCTTTTTTGGACCATTTCACTAGGCAAATCATGAATGCTTTCTAAGCCATAAGTCTGTGCATTATGCATTTGACCCATAAAGTTTTGCTCAGGAAATGCTTTGTAATCTTCTGTCATGGGAACTTCACCTACTGAACCGCCAATAGCTTTTTTTACAATTTTAATTGGTTGTGGTGGCACATATTCTTTGCCCATGCTCATTTCCTGTAAATGTGGTGGATCAATCTCATATTCGCCATTATTTTTTCTAGCATGTTCAAGATGCTCATCATTTACATGGTGAGTAAATGATGAATGGTGCAAATGATTGCTAGTAGAAGTAGTAGGCGTTGTCATTAGTATTGCACCTGCTACTTTACCATTTTTTGTTTTGAATCTATTTTTTGGCAAGAATTCATCATCTTTAAAACGAGAATCCGTAGGAATCATATGTGGAGTTCCATCAGGATTGTGACCAACTTGCACAAATCGTGGATGCAAAATATGTTGCTTTTGATAGTCATAGCGTCTGTCATTGATCATCATATGACCATAGTGAGCCTTATCAGGAGTAGTCAGATTTCCTTTAGAGTCATAGTGACTTTGATTTCCTTCGTCTCTTTCCATATGACTAAGCTCGTCTTTATGGCGTGGTGCTGACCAGTATTTGGCATACTTAATAGCTTTTTGCATTTCTTTATCAAAGTCTGACCCACGTTTAACGTCAGTAACCATATAGGAGTTCTTTGGAGGAGTCTTATTTCCTTGCTCGTTCCTAAAGTCACCTTTATTGTCAGATGCCATGATTGTGTTGCGTACCCTTGCTTTATCACGTCCAATGTTCTCATTAATGCTATGTCCATGCTTTGTTTTAGGACCAACATTAGAATGGGTTACATAGTAGCCATTCTCAGGATCATGCAGTTCATTGGTTTTGCCATAAGAGTTAGCAATAATGTCAGGCTTACCTTCTTTACGACGTTGCTCGTTAAGATGGCGCAATACATGGCGTGACGATACGTCTGTCTCATCTACTACGTTAGGACGGAACAAAGTTACTAGGTTTTTCTTGTCTGCACTATTGGATGCTTCTCTTAATGATCCTGCATGGGCGAGGATCCAATCCATAGTCATCTTGGGATCATGCTTTGATTGTTCATGGGTGGCTCGACGAACCGCTGCGTTCACATACTGTGATTCTGCATTAGGGGCAAAACAAGTGCCCTTGCTAGTATCCACAATACCATTCTTATCTACGCCACCACCACAGCCAACGGTTTGACCGGGGCATGTATTAATCACATGGTGTTTTTGATGTTCACCATGACCAGAGGTATAGAGGGAATGCCCTGCTACACCTTTAGATGCATAGCCTACATATCCACGCCCTTGTGGATCACGTTCATGTCTTACTGTATCAAGCTTTTCGCTTTCATCCAAAGTATTGGCTGTTGAGCCTAAATGTTGTGCTTTTCTTAGTCTAGCAATAGCTTCTTTTTCATGTGCTATTTGTTCTTCAATAGGCTTTTGAAAGTGATTAGACAAGTGCTCTTTATGGATCTTTCCTATTTGACCAATAGTCAATGGATCACGATTTTCTGCACCGTATATTTCGGCACGAGCCTTGTTGATGTGTTTCATACCTTGGGCTTTTTTACCGCCTTCCCACATATGTTTTGGTACGCTAATACCTTTTACACCACCATGACCATGACCATTAAAGACTATGCGCTTTTCTTCTCCAGCAGATCCACCTTTAGCTAATAAGGCTAAACGCATTGCTCCACCGCTTGCCATTTGTGGTGGCTGGGCTGGTGGTTGCATAGCACCCATTTGTTGACCTTGTTGGGTAAGACTTAGCATATTACCCATAGGAGGTGTAGGACCTGATGGCGCAGTTTGTCCTTGCTGTTGATCTTGCTGTTGAGGTTGTTGAGGTTGAAATCCACCTTGTGGCATTAACTGTTGCCCAGCTTCTTGATTGTTCATGTCTATTCCACCAATAGGTAAACCGCCATGGGTTTGTACGCCACCTATATCAGGAATACCTTGAGAATGAGGGTTTGGATTCATAAAGACTTTAGGACTCATATCCAAAGATTCATTGATTCCAACATTGCTCATAAGGTTAGGATTTGATTGTTTGCCTAATTGTGCCTTCATTTGTGCTATTGATGGTGTATTCATAGGTTTTCCCTGTACGTCTCCGCCCTCTGCATAGAAGTCGGGTAATTGAATCGGTGGGCGTTTGTGGCGAATAATTTGGCTTTTTCCATACTCTTCTTCATCTTCGGGTCTAACCATATTGTTGGTCATTGCCATTTCTTTTTTTAATGCGTCTAGATATTCGTCACGCTCCCGACGAGGAAAGCCTTCACGCAACTCAGCCCTTGGCTCTAGAGTAACTAATGACTTGTCTACGCCTTTGTGGAATAGGGCACGATTACGGTGACGACCTTCATGCCCAGTAATGTGGGGAACGATAGGCAATCCTTGTTCTTGCTTGTCCAGTTGCAAAAATGGAACTTGAGCAAAGCCGCCTTTGATCTTAGCCAAGTGCTTAATGTACTGGTCATAGGTCATTGGCCTATTGGACTTCATCTTTGAGATCTTGGCATTGTACTTGTCGAATAGGTCAGCACGCTGATAGTCATTCAATTCCTGCCATTGCTGATCAGTCAATCCTGAGTCCATGAATGCCTGACGCATCGTAGGCCTTACTGCTTTGTCACTGTGATATGCCTTGTTTACTGCCAAGTTCATAGGTAATGGCATTGCATAACGCTCAAAATCTTTTGGATGGATGGTAGCCACAACTCTAGTGTTGTCACCACTAAACGCACTCTTTAGGGCATTAGGATGATACATCTTCTCAAGGTTGGGTATCTCATCTGTCGCACGCTCTAAACGTCTAGCCCCATGAGTGCCTTCACGCTGGAGGATGTAGTTACGCATGTCTTGTAAGCTTACGTCACCGCCTTTGGCAAATTTTTTACTAGGATCAAAGATACGATCTTTCATGCGTCCTTCATAGGTCCATGACTTAGGCACCCATGATGGAGCGTTTTCGATTACTCCACCTTCAGCCATCTTTTGATATCCCTTGATCTTTAGCCATTCTTCATAGGTGGGCTGATTAGGAGTATGAACTTTGCTGTAATGATCCCGATATTCCTTGCTCAATGCTTCGTTATGATCAGCTTTTTGTTTGAACGCTTCGATTTGAGCTCTGATGTGCGGAGGTAGCTTATCGGTCATAGTATGATCCAATGATTGTTGATATCGACATTATGCTATGGGTGGGCAATTTGGGCAACGCCCATCACCTTGGCAGACACCAAGACTTTCACAGCTTCTCTTGGGATTTACGCCATTTGATCCATTCCCTGAGCTGTTGCACAGCAAGTTGCTCCCATACTTCGTTTCTTTCTCTGACGGATATTTCAAATTTATTGTTTGAGATTGTTGTTGTAACACCATCAAGGTGAATAATTCTTTTATAAGTCGAATCGCTTTTCTCGATGTACATGAGGTCTTCATCAGACATTTATTCTCCTAGTTTGTAGTGGCACTACAAAAGTTATTGGGCATAAGGGTTTAATTTCTGCTTGTGATTATATATCTCTGCATCAGTGATGTCTTCAATATCAATCTCTTCACGAGGTGGCGCATCAATGCTAATCCATCCTGCATCACGCAGATAGCGCAATCCTTGGCTGATGCAGTCAACGAACTCATCATGCTCTGTGCCTTCAGGGAATGAGCAGATCTGACTGATCATGCCTTCTGCCCAGTCTTTTACATATCCTTTGCGATTGGATGACTCAGGCACCCATACACGCCCAGCTTTGATGATGTTTGCCACAATGGATAGGCGCTGTACTTTGTCAGCTCTACCGGGGTTATAAGCATGAACTGGCAGATGGGCACGCTGTAAGTCTTGGAT